CACAAAAACATGGAAGCGTTTACCGATAAATATGGAATTTGTCACGAAGTGTTAGCTGAAGGAGATTTTTTTTATAATTCGCAAGGGAAAAAAATGACGCAAGGAGCGCTGCAATATTTGGAAAATTCATTTAAAGCAGCAAGAGCAATGGGCGCTAAAACCTTAAACAATCGTCGTAGACTTGATCCTATAACTATTGAAGATGCGTTTCGCGACGAAAGCAAAGGGTCTTTGTTTAATCTTGAAAAAATTAACGACCAAATAGCATACAATAACAGAGTAGATATTGACAAAACTTTAGCAAGGGGTAATTTCCAATGGAAAGACAATGTAAAAGATTCAGAAGTCGTGTGGATGCCAAACGAAAGAGGAAGGTTCTTGCTTGCGTGGATTCCGCCTAAAGAAATGCAAAATCGTTGGGTAATGAAGAACAATCAATACGGAGGTAGAAGCAGAGCGCCATTAAATGACGATTTAGGTTGCATAGGAATTGACTCTTATGATATTTCTGCGGTTCAAGACTCGCATTTGGAGCAAACAGAAAATGGATCAGAATATAATTTAGGTTCAAAAGGCGCTATTTCAGGATTAACTGCGTTTACAATGAAAGACATGCCAAGTAATTTTTTCTTTCTTTTTTACTGTACGCGTCCTCAAAGTGCTGAAATCTTTTTTGAAGATGCTTTAATGGCTTGTGTTTTTTATGGATTTCCTGCTCTTGTTGAAAACAACAAATCTCGATTGTTATACCACTTCTTAAATAGAGGTTATAGAAATTATTGTTTAAGCCGTTTTGATAAGCCTTCAAACAGATTGTCCCCTACCGAAAAGATGCTTGGGGGAATTCCCTCAAATTCCGTCGATGTAATAACAACACACGCTTCTGCAATTGAAGACTATGTAGAAAAATACGTTGGGATATATAATCAAGGAGAAGAACCATTTCCAATACGAGAGGAAAATGAAATTGGAAGTTGTCCGTTTAATTTAATGCTCAAGGACTGGGCGGGTTTTAACATTGCTGATAGAACAAAATACGATATTACAATTGCTTCCGGATATGCAATAATGGGCGTCAACCGCAAATCATACAAAATGGAAATGCCACAAAACAAACCATTGGAATTCAGTATTAGAACTTATGGACGTTAGTAACAATAGAAAAATTATATCAAAAACGCAAATACTATAAATAATTATTATCTTTGTCGTAAACAAATTTTACAATGGCTATCGATAATAGTAATTTTTCCATTTCACCTTACGTTAGTTTCCCTTCGCAACTTGACTCTTTTGAAGTTAAAAAGACTGAAGCGTGGGGTAAAAGTTTAGCCCAAGCAATCGAAAGTGATTGGATATATGGCACAGAAATTAATACTTACGGAGTTTTAAATTCTCGTTTTAATACGCAAAGATACGACTTTCTACAAAGAAGATTATATGCAAAAGGTCTTCAATCGATGGAAAAATATTTAGACCAACAAAAACCTAATGGCGACAAGTCGTTTTTAAATTTACCAACCAAACCAATTTCTGTAATTCCTAAAAATGTAGATTTACTTGTAAATAGTCTTTGCGATAGGGGTTATTATATTAAAGCCGTTTCAACAGACCCAATTGGAATTTCTGAACGAGTTGCTTATAGAGAACAAATCGAAACTGACAGAAATGCCAAAGATATAATTATTAAAGCCAAAGAAACATTTGGAGTTGATGTAGGCAGTATGCCAATTGAAAATCTTCCCGAAACAGATGCGGAATTAGATTTACACATGGAATTGGAATACAAGCAAGATGTTGAAATTTCACAAGAATTAGCAATTGAATCTATATTTAACGAAAACTACTATAACGAAATTACCGACAGACAACAAAAGCAAGATATGGTAATTTGCGGAGTTGGATGGCTTAAAAATACTTTTGTTCCGGAAAGAGGAATAGTTTTGGAATATGTCGATTGTGCGAATAAAATTCAATCTTATACTGAAGACCCTTATTTTAGAGATTGTTTTTATCATGGCGAATTAAAAAACGTTCCGCTAAGTCAAGTTTTTATTGATTACCAATGGTTAAATTTACCTGAGAACAAATCTATTAAAGAGCAAGTTGCTAATTCGGGTAATGATTGGTGGATTTACAATCAAATTCCCGACAATCAAAGAATAAAAGGGACTGTTACGTTGCTTTATTTTACATATAAAACCACTCGTAAAAGGGCAAAAAAAATAAAAGAAAAGGCTACAGGAGAGCTTATAATAAGTAAGGCTGATGAAAATTTTGTTTTAAAAGAAGGACAAACCGAAGATTACAAAAGAGTTTCTATAGAAGAAGAAATTTTATTTGAAGGGGTTTATGTGCCAGGAACAAACATTTTATTAAAATGGGAAGTTGCTGAAAATATGGCTCGTCCAAAATCTAATAAGCAAAAAGTAGCTGACCAATATATCGGAATGGCTCCTAATATGGAAAAGGGAATTATTGAATCAATGGTTTCAAGAATGATGCCTATTGAGGATAAAATAGAAGTAATTGAACTTAAAGTTGACCAAATTATTCAACCCATGATGGCTGATGGATTTATCATTGATCCTGACGCAATTAGCGAGTTAGATTTTGGCGGTGGAAATAAGTTTAATGCTCAAAACGTTATGGATATGTTTTGGCAAACGGGTAGTATTTTCGCAAGAAGTTTTGGCGCAAGTGGCGATCCAATGTATTCAAAAGCAATTACCGAATTAAGAACAGGCGGTTCGCTTGATAAATTACAAGCTCTTGCTAATAGAAAAATGGAATTGTTAATACAGATAGACGATGTAGTTGGGTTAAATAAAGCATCAAACGCATCAACGCCCGATAAAGACAGTTTGGTTGGAGTTAATAAATTAGCTTCTAAAAATACAAGTATGTCAATTCGCCACATTTTAAAAGGAGCGTGTAACAATACTTTGAGATTAGCCGAAGCGGTGACTTATAGAATTCCCGATTTGCTTAAATATTCAGATTTAAAAGATGATTTTGTTAGAAAAATAGGAGCGTCTTCTATAAAAGCATTAAATTCGGTTAAGAATCTACACTTACACGACTTCTCAATATTTCTAGAATTAGAATTAGACGATGAAGAAAGAGCTAAATTAGAACAAGATATGTCAGACGCTATTGTTAAAGGGCAAATGTCTGTTGCTGACAAGTACAAAGTATTAAATGTTAAGAATTTAAAATTAGCATTACAGTACATGACTGTTTTAATGGATAAACATCAAGCTAAAATTCAAGAACAAGAAATGGCTAAAATCCAAGCAAACACTCAAAGTCAAAGTCAAATTGCCCAAGCTGCTGAACAAGCGCGTCAACAAACCGCTCAAATGACAGGTCAAATCGATATGCAATTACAACAATTAGTAAATCAAGGCGAATTACAAAAAGAACAATTGCGAGGAGATAACGAATTAAGAAACATTCAAACTAAGTTACAAGGCGAATTTCAAATCGTCCAAGTACAAGGCGGAGTTCAAATGGATAAATTACAATTTTTAGAAGAAAAGAAAAATGAACGTTTGATAAAACAAGCGACTATGGATTCCGAAAAAATTGAACAAAGAAAAAGCGAATCAGCTACTCCTATTGATTTTGAAGCAAAAGAAATAGACGATTCGATATTTCAATTATAAAAAAAATTTATAGAAATGTATTGTGTGATAGATTTTTTCTATCTTTGCTAAGGTTAATAACGTTAGTTATTTAAAATTATTCTAAATCTAAATTAAAATATTATGCCAGAAAATGAAGAAATCGTAGAAAACAACGGTGGCAGTTCGGAAGAACAAGTGATTGAACAAACAGTTGAAACACCCGTAATAACGCCTTGGCAAATTGAAACTGATGAAACTCCAATAACAGAAACTTTTAAAGTAATTCCTGATGTTGAAGAAACAGTTGAAGAAGTTGTAATTGAACAACCAATAGTTGAAACGCCAATTACAGAAGAAGCTCCAATAGTAGCTGAAGAAGTAATTACAGAACAACCAACAGTTGTAGAAATTGACGAAGAAAAAGTTATTAATTTTCTTAAAGAAAAAGGATTTAATGCCAATTCTTTAGATGACTTAAAACCAAAAGAGCAAATTGAGTTAGATGCTGAAATGAAGTCTTATTTGGAATACAAAAAGGCAACAAACAGAAGTTATCAAGACTTTTTAGAAACTCAAAAGGATTTTAGTCAAGAGCCAAAAGAAAATGTCTTATTAGCGAATTTAAAATTGGATAACCCAACTTTGACTGATTCGCAAATTGAAAGACTTTATAAAAGAGAATACGAATATGATGCTGAATACGATGACGAAGACGTTATTTTAGACAAGCAAATTAACATAGAAAGAGATTATCAAAAAGGTTTGGCAAAACTTGAATCTCAAAAGGAACAATACAAGGTAGTTAGAGGTTCTGACGAATTGGTTCCTGAAGAATACAAAAATGCCAAACAATTAGTTGATAGTTGGAATAAGCAACAAGAAGAAAACAAAATTGCGTTTGAACAAACTCGGCAAGATTTTGAAAGCAAAACAGAAAAAGTCTTTAATTCTAATTTTGAAGGTTTCAAAGTTAAAGTAGGAGAACAAGAATTTAAAGTTAAGCCCGAAAATATTGAAATTGCCAAAAAAAATTTATCAGACCTAAGTAATTTTGACAAAAAGTTCTTTGACGAAAAAGGTACATTAAAAGACCCCGAAGGATATTATCGAGCATTGCATTTTGCCGATAACCCCGATAAAATAGCCGAACACTTTATCAATATTGGTAAAGCATTACAAGTTGAGGCAGACGAAAAGGAATCGAAAAACATACAAGTGCAATCACAAGCAAGTAGAAACGCACCTTTAGTCAATACAGGTTCAAAATGGATCGTCGAGAATTAAATTTTCTTTGAGTTGTGTCGAGTAAAAAAAAGTAAAAACACAACAAAAAAATTAAGAAAACATGGCATTAAATCCAAGTCCAGGCATAATTTATCAGCCTACAGCGACAAAAACACCTACTCCCACTAATTACATTAGTGATACAGAGTACAATTTACTAACGCAATTCATTCCTGAATTAGAAGACCAAATCGTAGATAGATTCGGAACTCAAATGATTACAGGATTATTGGCGTATCAAGGAAAAGAATCAGCATTCCAAGCAGATTTAATCAAATGGAATGAAGAAGGAAGATTGACACAATTAGCTACGGGAGTTACTCGTTCATCTAACGTGTTTACATCAGTTGCTCACACTTTTAGAGTTGGAGAAACAATCGTTGTTAGAACATCTGACGGTGGTGTTTTAACTCAAGGGCAAATTACAGCAGTAACCGCAGATACATTTACCGCTTTAAATGGTAATGCAGGTGGTTGGTCAGGAACAACAGGATTATCTGTTTATGCAGATTCTAATGAATTTGGCAAAGGAACATCAGGTATGTCGGTTGGATTAAATTCTCAAATTGACCAATTCACTAATGCGCCTACTACTATCAAAGAAACTCTTGTAGAAACTCGTACTAACTTAGCGTTAAGAACTTGGGTTAAAACTGACCAAGGTTACTTATGGTACTACAAAAACCTAAAAGATACTAAAATGCGTTTCAACAATGCGTTGGAAAATAAATTAATCTTAGGTAATCTTTGGGGTGGCGCTTTGGCAGCATCAGGAGTTCAAGGTACTCAAGGTTTGTTTTCTTGTGCAAGAGAAGGTAATATCTTTACTGGTCAAGCAACAGACTTAGATGATTTTGATGAAATCATTGACAGAATGAATGCTCAAGGTATGATTGCTGATAACTATATGTATAATACTTCGGCTCAAAACCGAGTTATTGACAGAATGTTAAAAGCTGAATTTGTTACAAGTCAAGGTTGGGGAGAATTTTCTAACGAAGCAGAAGCTCTTAAATTAGGATTTAAACAATTCAATTACGGAA